AAGTTCAGGGCTGTCCTGATGCTTAAGACCAAATGTTGTTTTGGTCTTTTTTAGACCTACATCTATTTTTTTTATTTGATATTGTGGGTATTGTGATAGCTGATCTGTTATTTTACAGCCTGCTTTACCCAAACCTATGACGGTTTGCATTTATTCCTCGTTAAAAGCTGATCTAAATCTTTCACCCGTTACGTCTGCTTTAAATTCGTCCACTAAATCCTTAACATCTTTCATTATTTTAAGATTATCAATCATATCTACAATGCCATTTGGATCCAAAAACTCAATTAAGCCTTTAAAAAATAATTTTATTTTTTCTAAATTTTCTGTTATGTAGTTGGCTACTTTTGCGGTGGTGCCAGAGCCAGCGCTCAAAGCATCTAAAACAGCTTGCATACCAAGGCTAGCTGCTTTTTGTAATAATACAGCAAGTACCGTGGCTCCTATCCTAAGATATTTAGGCATTCTTAAGACTCGTATTACCTCTTTTTGGCGCCTTGTTCCATATTTTGGAAATAGATTTGATAAAATCTTATTACCCGTTTGTTTTGCAAATCTTCTCATTATCGTTACAAAAGAGTCAATCTTTTTAAGACCGGCATCCACAAAAGCCATAAGCTTCTGCTCGGAAAACGTTTTAAATTGATCTATTGTTGATTTTGCCGCACCGTATGCACTTCTAAAAAAATTAGCAACTCCTTCTTCTAAAAGTTTTGCTTCGTTTTCTAAAATAAGATCTCTAGAGGAAGAGTTATTCCATATATCTTCAACCAACTGAATTGCTTCTTGTTGATCGGCAGTATAACCTCTCCAACTCTCCATTATGAGTTTCATATCGCTCATTTTTTAAGTACCTTATCCAATTCAGCGTTTAATCTTGTGAGAAGATTTGTAATTATCCCAGAGCCGCCGAGCTTTCCTTTTGAAGCGTATTGTCTTAATTTTTCTTCAATTTGAGCCAATATAGCTCTTTCCTTATCATCAACACCTGATTGCACCGCAGTGGCTTGTTTAATCTGCTGTTTTTTAAAGTCTCCAGAAGAAAGCTTTGCTTCTTGTTCTTCTAGCTCTTCTAAAATAAGCTTCTTAATGTACTCTTTTGTAACTTTCATTTATAGACCCTTTATTTGATATGTAAAGGCTTCATTTCAGCCCAGTTCTTACCACCTTCGTGGTTAACCTTCATTTTGCCAAACCTTGTATTACTAAATAGTCTAGAAATTTTGTTTATATCATATTGATCTTCCTCTGCAAGATCAATTACCAAACTATCGTGATTACAGAACTTAACAAAAGATTTTTTATCTTTTAGAAAGTCCCAAACTGCATACATTTGTTCGAACACTAAATCTGCAGCAGTCGATTGAATAATATAACTAATCGCGTGATCTTCGTCTGCGTCAATCTCGCGACCGAACTGCGTATAAACTTTACCCAAAACTTTATCAAAATACATATCTTTTAGTATTTTACGGTCATAAATCTTATCTACCTTATCATCAGTGCTGTTTGGATTATAAAGCCAAGAAAAAATCCTTTTCTTTGCATTTTCTCTACTTTTGGTTCTTGTAAACACATTCTTGAGATTCCAATCATGTAAATCTTCTTGAGGCTGATCGTGGCCAAGCAGAGCAAGAGCTACACGCAACTCACAGGCATTAAAGTCCAACTCAAATAGCCAATCGTTAGTGGGGGTAAGGATCTGGCGATATTTTTTTGGAAGTGTCATGACTGGAAATGAGTTTGGTCTTGTCGCAAGTCGACCAGTGACAGTTTTAAACATATCATAATCAATGTAGGGACTGCAATTACTTACAGTCTTAAACATATTACGATCTTGTATTGTAAGTCTTTCTATTTTTGTGGGGTCAATATCAACCTTGCGGTTTTTTATATCTGCAATCACTTTATTTATTTTTAAAAGTTGATCATAGTTTGTGGGCTTTGAATAATTCTCAAAAGTGCTCTCACAAATTTTATTTTTCATCTCTGCGAATGATTGAAGATGATGTCTAGGGATGAGATCATAAATACAGTAATCATTTAGGTTTAAACCTACTTCGTTTGCTGCTTTAATGGCTGCTTTGATTTTGTTTTGGCAATCGGCCCACTGCCCTCTAAAATCTTCTGGGCAAAGTTTGTCCAAGGATTTACCCCCGGTGTAAAGATTAGCATATTCCACCTCCTTATCTCGTAGATAAGTAGCATAAGACCAAGTTTTGGTGCAGTTGTCTGTAATTTGTTCACTAAATGTGCCCTTTTTGTAGATTAGGGTACATTTATTTTTTTCATCAAATGTTTGGAAAAGCATTAAAGGTCCGGTAAAAATTCAGTTACAATTTTCCCTGGTGAGGGTTTTTCTTTTGTTTGAATGGTAACATAGTTAGTTCTACTTGTCAATCTGTTTTTTGGAGATCTCCAAGAAAGCTTTTGGGTTTGGGGATTGTATATTCTTGTTGGAGTGTAAAACTTCTCCATTTCATCTAAAATCTCATTAACAGGTTTTTTTAATTTCATCATTTTATCAAATGCAAATTTAAAAGTCAAATAGTTTCTATCTCTAATTCTTTTATCAGATTCAAAATTTATAACTTTTTGATATTTTTTTAAAAAATAATAATCATCATAATATTTTGAATCATATTGTTTTATATAAATTAATTTTTGTCCTTGACGTATGACATTAACTCCTGTTATATTTTTATATCCTTTTGGAACATGTAAAGTTGGAGATCCATGATCATAATAGTAATCTATATTTTCTAAATATTTATTATAGCCATCAATTACAGACTCTTTGAATAACTCAAAAGATTTATACGAAACTCTATCATAATTTTGATCGAAAAAAGTTTTAACATTTGGTATGTAGGCATTAGCTAAATATCCTGGTACCTTTATTTTTTCGCCATTTCGTGACACCATATGACCATCCAGCATCGGCTTAGAGGCAAGATCAGCGATAATCATCCATGGAGCGTTTTTGTTAATTCTAAATCCAAAATTGGCAGCTACATTTACATGCTTTTCAAATTCATCATCTTGAAGATAAGAATTTTTAGTTCTATCATCATCATGGTCTTTTATTGCAAATTCAAAAGCAAGACCAGTTGAAAGAAGGTTTGTATCTGCGCTAGAAAAAGCACTGAAGAGACTATAATTTAAGTTTGCTATTTCTATGGTATCAACTAGTTCACAAAAGTAACTATTAAAATTTGTAATGTTTTTTCCTTTAATAAAGATATCACTATTAAAGATACTTGTAAAATTATCAGTGACCTTTTTTTGAATTGAGTAAGAGTCTATAAAGGATTGTTTAACCACAAAATTATTTAATAAAAGATTAAGTTTTGTCCTTCCTTGGCTGACGGCTCTTTTAAGAAAAAAAGTATAATCCTCTAAGGCTGTTTTAAAAAAATCAAATGTTACTAAATTTCCCTCTGCTAAAGAGTATGTCATTAATTCAGGTCTTGGCATGACTAATAAACCTTCCATGTTTATTTTACCATAAAGAGGCACATCATACCATAAATCAATGTAATTTGGTTTTGATTGACCGTAAAGAAGATCGGTAATATATTTGTAGTATAATCTATTGTTATATAATTGTAATGATTTATTAAAATTTATAGATCTTCCGGACACTGGTGGGTAAAAACTTGGCATAAAATTAATTAGTTTTAAAAATTTTTAATTTCAAAGGCCGGTCGTATCGCTGGGATTTCTTCGTCTAAAATCAAAACCAGTAGCGCTGTTTTCAGCGTTAAAAAGTATAGTTCTAGCCGCTGACGTTGCTGACTGATTAATTTGCGTCCTTATCGCTTGATATCTTGCAACATTTTGCGCAACTTCTGCCTCGAAAGCCGCCAATGCGGTTGCAGCACTGGCCGGCGGGGTGGGCGCACCGGTGGCAGCAGCTGAAGGTGGTGTGAACCCGGCCGTGGGCTCTAAGCTTCGTTTGTTTTTAGCCGAAATCTGAATTATACCATTTAAAGTTGTAAAGAACCCGTCTTTGGAGAAAGTATGACTAACTTTATGAATATTATAATACCCTGTTGCCGCCAGCATACGCACAGATTCACTATTGGTTCCTCGAACAATCGTAGCTCCATCGATGATAAAAGGGTCTAACGTTACATAAACCAATTGACCTACATTCGCAAGAGGAAAGCCTATTGTTTTTATTTCAGTTTCAAAAACAATCGGAACAATGCCCGTTTTTCTTTCCATACCACCGACAAACTCTCCCTGCTTAGACGAGACTGATCTAAAATAAACTGCTGATTTAATTGATGGATCAGTTATATCAACTAATTTAATTTCTTGATCGGCACCTTTACTTCTACCGTAAAAAAAGAAATGAGGTATTAGATTTGTAAGATTTGTATCATAATCTCCAAAATTAGTATTAGTGATCCCGGCTTCGGTTAAGTCTTGTATAACACTTTTAGAACCGTGAATAAAATATTGAAAAACGTTTTCTCTATTCCCTTCCGGATGGTTCGCAACAGTTAGTTGTATTTTTGGAGGAACAAATGATTGACCTCCGGACATATCTGCACACTTGTTAAAACCTGCCGGCAGCGCTTTTTTAAGTAAGTCCATGATGAATTGGTGTATAGGATAATATTGTTTTCCTTTCGCTATTATTTCTCTAGTAAAAAATCCATTGATAAGTTTGTGAGATATTGGTAAATAATACAAAGGAAAGTTAGATACTTCAACTCCGCTTAGTGGACACTTAAAGTCGATAAGTCCTAAATCTATTCTCATTCTAGGGCCTCTAGATTGTATGAGATCTATAACCGTTTCAGTGGATATCGGTACCGGGGGTGTCACTGAAAAGTCCATTCCAGTGGGAAGCCTTAAGGCGTTTTCTATTAGTTGTCCTAAAAAAACAAAAGAATAAGAAATATATCTTTCTTCATTAAATGCTCTTGGGTCGCTTGTAGGGAGATCATTTACATCGTTAAATATTGGCCCTGTCGTCCCGAATATCGGTTGATTTCGACCCAGAATACTCTGGGCAGCCACGGCGTTTGACCCGGCGGACCCGGGCTGAAACAGTTCTCTTAATTGTAAATGGCTGACCAAATACGTTGGAACAAGATTTGTGATTGCAGCTTGTGCATTCACCACGTTGTTTGTTGCCATCTCAGCTTTAAATACAGTAATTGGATCACGTCCGGACGGATAGTCGTTTTTGTCAATCAAGTAATGATGTAAATCTGCATTGTTGGTTAGTTGAGTGCCTAGTAAAGATAGTGCTTTAAATTTCTGAAAATTTGCTAATCTTGTTTGTTCTGCATAGGATAGTGTTATGGCCTCAGTGATGTTTGTTCTGATAGTGTTTTCCGATGTTTGATATTGTTTATCGATTATGTCAATTTGACTTAAAAAATCACCTATATCATTTAATCCAACTGAGCTTTGGTTTATTCCTCGGGAGCCGTTAACAGTGCTGGTCGGAAGGTAGGTACGACCCTGGTACCCGGTAAATCTATTATCGAAAAATTGATCAAATTGACTTTGTAGAAATGATATCTGATCAGTGACGATGGCGTTATCAAGGTTTCTAAAAGCGGCGTTTGTGGCATCTAAGCCGCCGGCGCCAAATAAATCGCTTCTTAATTGTGAAACTGTCCCATACCTTGAATTTGAATACGCGCCCCTGCCAACGGGCCGCCTGACCCCCAGTCCGCTAGTAACAATTCGGTCAGCAATTATTAATTTTAATTTTTGAACCACTGCCCCTTTTGCAATTTGATCATTGAAAGCAGACGCCGAGCTTTGAGCAAACCCCACTGCTCTTTTTTCTACGGCATCTACATCACCATTAAATTGTTCAAATACCGCTTTAGCTAATTCAAGAATGTTTGACCCCGGGCCGCTCATTCCATCTTGTATTTGACCTCTATAAACAGCTTTAACAGTTAAAGACCCATCTTGATTTAAATTAAAATTATATGAAACCATGTGAGTGCGTACCGTTATTCGTAGATTGTTTAAATCCAAGCCCGCGCCGGAGAGCCTAGCTCTAAGCGTATCATTCGTTTCCCATCCCAATGTAAAATCAATTGATCGAGGGCATCTTCTCTGCGTGGCTGGTTGGCCAACAACAGTACTCGTTAATGAACGCTCAACAAAGCCAGTTTGATCAAACAAACGACTATAATTTGGATTTAACATTTCACGTACATCTTGAAAAACATATGTGACCTCGGCCCTAACAACTTTTTTTGTAGCAGAATCAATACCCTCATGGGTTAGGGTGAAATCGGTTATACCTGCGCCCGTTCTTAAACCTCTAGAAAGATATATTCTATTGCTTTCAAAATCTTGATGGTTTGGTCGCCCAGGACGCCGCTGATCTCTACGGTAAAATATAGCCTCCTGGTTAAGTATCTCCCCGTTATCTGGATGTGTTATAACCTCTTGAACATCCAAAAAGTGAGCTAATTGAGATATTTCATTAGGTGCGAGGTTTAAAAATGTTTCAAGACCCTGAGCGCTTAAATTTTGTAAACCTGTAAGAAAATCTAAATACCGTTTATTAGAAGTAAATACATTGTTTGTCAAAGGGGCTATTGATAATACTTCGTCGACTGTAGTAGGATTTTGAGGGACATAATTTGGAATATTATGAGACAACAAAGTGCCACCGCTGCCAGACACTGCGTTAGATAGAGATCTTACTGGTACTTCGGACGGACCTGGAAGCGAATTTAATACTCGCCCGGGCTGCACCGCTGCGGTGAGCGTACCACCGATACTGGCAGGATTTCTCACCGGTTCGCGAACTCTAATTGGATCAGCATTAAGCGGCGGCCTGGTGTCTTTGTTTCTAGATATATTTAAAATTTGTTGTGCTTTTTCTAATAAAAAGCACTGTTCGGGGATCCCCCCCATGCTATCTGATTTTGCAAATGCCATACTAAATTAATCCAAAACTGTTTAAAATTCTTTCCAAAGGTGTGGGGATAATAACTGTTTCACCTGGGCTAAAATCTGTTTCTAATGGTTTTAAATTGTACCATGCAATTACCCACCAATACTCAGGGTCTCCGTAAAATTCATTTGCCAAGTTAAAGTATTTAGTTCCCACTGTCCAAACTCTTGTTTCTTCTACTATATTTACCAAGTCATCTCTGTCTGGATAGGTTAGAACAGGAGTATCGAAGTGCTGTATAGCTTGAACACCCCTTTTTTTGAACATATCTGACCGTGCGTATGATAAATCGCTTGTTATGATCACTCTTCTGTTATTATATCTTGTTACAGCCATAGTTTATAATAAAATCCTTATTACCTCTGCCCACGGTTAAAAAATGATGGCCCAGTCTTTGGGCTAAACATTTCCTCGGCCTGTTTCGTAGTCACTGTTCCTGTCGGTAAATCCTTATCTGCTGTTCTCACTCCTGTTACTTCTCCTGTCATTGCAGCCCGGGCAGCTACTACCACTTTTCTTATTTCGTCTCTGTCTCTGCCAGCGTTTTTTGCTAATTTCATCATCCGATCCACGGCAGCCTCCACAGCGGCGGTCTCTTTTCTCTCTGCAATGGAAGCGCCGCTGCGGTTTTTGGCGGCGTCGACTTTGGTTCCGCCGTCAGTGGTGACTGGTGGCGTAACGGGCGGCGCCGCCTCCGCCTCGAGGTTGACATTTTGCGCAGCTGGGCGATTGGCTTCCTCGTTTCTTTTTTCAAGCTTTTCAATGTCTTCCTTATCGACTCCATAAGGATAACTTTGCCCCAAGCTAAATGGACTACTCCAGCCAACCAGATCTCCAACATGAAGAACTTGTATTCTCATGGATATATTTACTAAGCTAGCATACATTGCTGTTGGGTTTTCATTATCATCAAAGTGAATTGATGTGTTTTTGTCTCCAAATCCTGGTTTAACTTGTATTGACCCATTAATATAACCAGTAAGAGTTCTACTATAGGCACCACCGCTATTTAACATGTTCAAAAACCGAAATGCAAAGTAAGGAGGTGCTATAATCGTTCGTTGCTCGCCTGCCGTATTTCTATAACGAGGATATTGATATTGAATTAAAGTCTGAATATTTCTCATATTCCGAGCAGACTCTAAACCATCATCTCCCCTGACATCAAATGCTAATGTTAGTTCTCTTCGTGTACCGCCGTAAAATGATACTGGATCCATTCTGCCATATACATTTGTAGAATTCCAGTTTTGTGTCCATTGATCTGTAAAATCAGTTATAATACTTGCAAATTGTAATCGGCGGCCGCCCGGGACATGCAGCGGAGTTATAATGAGAGTTTCATGTGGTCTGTTGGCTACAGGCATAATATAAATAGTCGTGTTATAAAATAACTTCTGTTAACCTCTTCGTCCTAAGTTCAATTTGCTATTTAAGTATGTTGTTATTGCCTTGTTCATTTCTTTTTCGTCAACAGCTGTAGCAATATTTGTTGTTTCCAGTATCTCGCCCTCTCTAGTTACCAAATTAACAGTTAAGTTTATGTTACTGGGACCAGCAGCTATTTGTTTGACTGATGCACCTGCAGGAATTGTTGTCGCTTGTTGTCTTAAAGCGATAGTCTCTGGTACCTCTCCAACTACTGCCATCTGGTCCATGCTAGAATAATTTAATTCAGATTGGAAGCCTGGAAGTCCGCCCCTTTCTTTAATGCCGCCTGCCCTGTCCATGGCGCTGCCGCCACCCTCTTTCTCGTATATATCAAACTCGCTACCCTCAAGCATTATACCTGCACCAATTCCGAGAGCTGCGAGACCTAGAATGCCTCCGGCTGAACCGGCTAAGAAACCACCTGCGCCGGCGCCGGTGCCGAGACCTGTGGTTACATTAGTCATCGCTTGTGTTTGTGCAAGCACTTGGGCTGCTCTCGTGGCCATGACGGTTTGACCAATAAATTTAATCATGCCCCCGACAAGAGCAACTTTTATTATATCACCAACATAATTCAGTGCTTGTATTAATTTATTCATACTCTCAGACATGCCATTTAAAGAATCCATGACGCTTCTATTAATATCATCCAATTGTTTGCCTTCTTTGTTCATGGCTGTAACCGATTTGTCAATGAAGTTTAATCTTTTTTCAGCTGATAGTTCTGCCTCTTTTCTTCCTTTTTGTAATACCTTCTCTGCTTCAGCAAAAGATAACCCTCTTGTCTCTTCTTGTATCTTTTTTAATTCTTCAACAGAGACTTCAGTAAACGATTTTAACTGCAAAGAATTCATTCCCAACGATTCTTGAAACACCCTCATCTCTGCAAAATTTAAATCACTAAAAGATTGTCCGGTTTGTTCTAATCCTTCTCTAAGTTTAATAAGTGCAGCAACTGGTCCGTTCAAATTAAACTCTTCCATTATTTCCATACCGTCAATTGTGGTATTAAACACAGCATTTAATTTTGAAGCTGCTGTTAATGCTCCCTCAAATGTTGAAAATTTTTCTAAGGCGCCTGTCACTTGATTAATTGAAATGCCTGTTTTTTGTGCTATAACGCTCAATGATAAAAATTCTTTCTGAATATCAGGCAAACCAAATCTTGAAAGGTTTGTGGCTTCAGCTGCAAAATCAGCAAAAACAGTTTTTACATCTAATCCAAGTGTTGAGGCGCTAGCGGCCAATATTTTTTCAAATTCTTCTATTTCTGGAGTTGTTTTTCCAAAAGATTGACCTAAAATATCTGTTACTTTTGCACCATCTACAACGTTAATCATAAATCTTCTTTGTAACGTAAAGGCGGTTCTTTCTAAACTTTCCCTAGTTTCATCATTGCGAGCCTTTAAATCTCTGAATACATTAGAAGTGTTAAATAGCTCTTTATTTATACGCATAAAGTCTTCAGTTGTGCCATCGGTCTCTTGGCCAAGTCTCATAAATTTTTGACCAAGCTCTTCTATTTGTTGTCCAGCAAGAACATTTGTCTCACGAGCAGCCAATCTAAATGCATCTTGTCTCTTTGCAGCTTTTTCAACATTGCCAAGAAGATTAAACCCTTCTCCAACACCTTCAAAACTTAATTTACCAATAAAAGATGCAGTTTCTTTTAACTTTTCGAAAGTTTTAGCCATCAGAATGCTACCGAGGCCGGCCTCTTGTATTTTCTTACTAGCCTCTCCTAAACCGGCTTTGAACGCCTTAACAGGACTACCTAGCCCTTTTAGTGTTTTTGCAGTGGACATTGTTTTATTATCAATACCAGCAAATCTAGTTAAAATTTGATCTGCTTGAAAACTTAATTCTGTGTTGATTTCGCTTTGTCGATTGCGTCTCTTATTATCGTCATTCTTTTCATCTTCTCTGTCTTTCTGTTTTTCTTTACGAATTTTAATTAATTCTTTTAATTTATTTTTTAAATTTTGAACTTCTTCATCAGTTATATCTGTAGATTCTTTTGCTACCTTGTAATACTCTCTCGCTTCCTCTACTGCCTCTGCAGCTAAAATCAAATTTCTTTGTTTTTGGGTTAGTTCTTCTTCGCCAAGTTCTATTAATTCTGCCGCTCTCTCCACAGCGTCAGCTTTTATTTTACGTTCAAGTTCTTCATATTCTTTAAGACTTTTTATATTATCTAGAATTACTTTTCTTCGTGCTTCATCTATCTCTTTGGGTACTGCTGCGGCCGCAGATGTGCCTCCCCCAGCCAAGGCTCGAGAAAAAGCTGAACTTATTCCAGATACTAATTTATTAAATTGTTTATCAGTTAGAAATTCTGCCATTTATTGTTTATCCAATGGGCCACTTTATACCGGTGGAGCTTTCAAAATCGTGAATTGACTTTTCTAATTCTAGCTTTGAATTTGATACTTCTTTACTGCCTAAGCCATGTTTCATATAATTTAAAGCATACTGCCTTTCATTTTCTAGGGCTTTAGCAAAAGCCTTAACATCTTCTTTAGAACCTTTTACAACTATTTTTGGTTTTTCTTGCTCTTCTTCGCTGATCAAAGCCCTATAAGCTTCATTGGAAAGAATAGTCCTTAGAATAACTTTCAAGTCTGCTGAAAATCTTCTAAGCATTGCAGATTCATTTAGTTGTTTTTTGGCGATTGTTAGGTCGATAATGTGAGAGGTAGTCATGTGGGTACTCCTTTTTAATAATTAGTAATTAGAGTACTTTATCTTCTTTTAGATTTTTCAATTGATTTCTCGTATGCTTCTTGCTCTTCTTCTTTTTGCTTTATTGTTCTCTTGACGAACCATGTTCTTAACCCAACCGGCAAATTATACAATTCTGTTATAGTCCAATTGCCAATGTAGTTCATATAAAATATTTGTTCATAAATTTCTTTTATATAATCAGAAGTCAGGCCAAAAAAACTCCGCTGTTAGCGGAACCTCCAATCTACTTTGAGTAAAGCAGTTGTCGCATTCGACATTACAAGACATATCTACATCTGGCATAACTGAGGCATATGCTTTTTTTAGAAATGATGAATCTTTAATTGGTAGCGCCTGAAGAGCGCGGTCAATATAAAATCTGTCTGTTTGTCCATTTATTGAAACAATTATTAATCTTAACAGCCCGGTAGCACCTCTACCAGCTTCTTTGGATAGTTTCGTTTCATCTGCAGAAGTTAAAAGTCTAAACTCCACTTCAAAGTTACTTTTTGGCAGTGTTATCGCAAAAGTTCCTGCTTCTGTAAACTCAACGTTGTCTAGTGCTTCAAGTTCTTTTGGTTCTATGTCATTTAAATCAACCTCTGTTTGAAATTTATTAGAACACGCAGGACAAGTTAAATTTACTTTGTATTCCGGTCCATAACCATGAATTCTAGAAGCAACAAGTAAAGCGTTCTTATCTCCTATCAAAAGATCGTCTACCCTAATTGATTTATCTAAAATTATAGATTGTAGCATTTTTGTGATAGCTAAACCTTTTTTAATTAAACTTTGAGAGGTTAGAATATCCTCTTCTTTAGCAGTCATGTGTTTTATTTCAATCGAATCAACGCCTTTTAAGGGATGGCCCTCTGGATAATATCTACCTTTGCTCGGTAATTCCACCACTTCTGTTGGTACAATAAAGTTGAATGGGCTCGCTTCTTGTTGCATCTGTGGCGCCATCTCTGGCATTGCCTGCGGTGGGATATTTTTATTAACTCTATTTTTATTTCTTGACATTGTTACCTCGACATTTTATTATATTATATACTAATTTACTTATAAAATTAAATTTATTAGTGTTAAACCTTTTTAAGTTTGACGCGTCGGCCCTATGCCTCTGAAGGGGTTAAATCTTCATATAAAGCATAATCATACCTTATCGTCAAAGCAATGCTCACAATTTCTTCTGATGAATAATTACCTTGACCAAAATTAACAGCCTCTAGAAATGGATCAATTAAGGTCCAACGTTCAATGTTCTTGCCTGCATCGTCAATCTGAAAAAAGTTCATTTGGCCGCCTAAAGCATCTGATGAATTTCTTTTTTGAATTTCAGAGATTTTTCCGAGTTCAGCATTATATCCGCCGCCGACTAGAATATTATACATTCTTTTTGCATTATTCTCATCTCTTCCTTCACCATCAGTTAAAACAACCTCTATTGGATTCCAAGTTAATACTCCAGGTTGAAACCTGACATCATTAAGCCATGTGTATTCTGATACGGCAATTTGAAATGAGGGTCTTTGAAAGGATCGAACGGTATAAGATTTTACATCATTTGGTGCTTTACCAAAGCTCATGTGCCATTTGAAAGCTAGTTTCGGCTGAGTATCTTTTTCAGTCCAAAAAGGCATGTAAACCCCTCTATTATTGTAGTTGCGAAGTTGGTGCGCCGGCGCTCTCGAAGGTTGCAAAATCATAACGTAAAGTAACTGAAAGAATTACTAAATCTTCTGAAGAGTAGTCTAACTGGCCATAATCAATAGTTGTTATAAAAGCATTATTTAAAGTCCAAGTTTCAATAATTTGACCATCTGCATCAATTTGAGTGATTTTAGGTGTGCCCACAGAGTTAACGTACTTACCCTTACTAAAAGAGTTTCTAGAATTAACTTCATCGGTTGGTATTTTATAACCACCGCCAATAAACATATTTGTAATCACAGCAGTCTGATCAGGTATAACTGGGTCAACAAAAGTTATATCAACTGGATTCCAAGTGACACGACCTGGGTAGTAGAAGGTGTGAGCCACGTATTGATGCGGAACCTCACTAACCGAAAAAGAAGGCTTTTTAACAGACTTAATAGCGTAAGTTTCAATCTTGCTACTATCAGGTGCATTGCTTTCCAATGAAAAAAAGTATCTAAACGCTCGTTTAGGTTCTACTGTCGAGTTGGTCCAAAATCTCTGTGTTGCCATTAACTTAGTCTCCTTCTATTAATAAGTAGTATTAGTCCTCAAAAGCCGCGCCAGAATCTGTTAGAATAAAATCAATAGCAATGAATTCAATTGCTCTTGCTGGTCTAATAAAGATTTTGGCATACAAGATGTTTCTATCGACTAAATCTGGCGTTGTCGTTGTCTCATCTAAAACCAATTTAAACTGAGTGATACCAAGACCAGCCTGGACACCTCTTAAGAATGGCTCAACCACACCGGTAAATCTGTTCCAGGTTGTTTGAACATTTTGATCAAACAACACAGTAGCAGCAAATCTTGAGATTTGTCGTTTCAAGAATATCATTAATCGTCTCACGTTAATTCTATCTAGTGCAGATGGAGTTACTTGCAAGGTTTTTTGCCCGAAGATAACGATACCCTCTGCTGGGAATTGAGCGATCGGGTTAATTCTGTTCTCATAAAGCTTATCGCGATCACGGGACGTTAAACGATCTTTAACTCCAACAACCGGTAATCCTGCTCTACCGCTAGACAACCCGCCTCTAGTAAAGCCGGCTGGAGCAAACCAAAGTTCTGATGTGTTTTGGCTGTAAGATAGCGCTCCGATCGCGACCACTGATGGCGGAACAGTTACAACTTGACCGTTATTCAGATCAGATATCTGAACATATGGATAGTATGCTGCGCCATAACTAGAGTCAATAGGATTTGTTTTCAAAGTATCGACTACCTCTTGCACGCTGCCGCGACGTTGGGTTGAATCGAGCGTAGATTGATTAGCTGGGATGTGACCACCCTTAATATCGACAATACCCAAGGCGTCTCCTCTCTCCTCACACATGTCAACTAATTTTCTATTCAATGTAGAGTTAACAACACCCGGCATGGCTGCAATGTCAAACTCAACAACTTCTGGGTCCCTCAGTGCGTTGATCGCTACGTTTAAAGAATTAAACACTGAGCTTACTGTGTTGCTTGGGCTTATACCTGCATCTGGATAGTTTACCTCGCGTAGCGGCTCCGATTCTTTTATATTTAATCCGTCAAAGCCTCCGGCGAATACGGTTGTAAACTTATCGACACCCGCATCAAGAACGGTTGTATAAGGGCCATCTCCGCGTAGGTAGCTTAGGCCACCGCGCAGGTGAAGACTATCTACAGCCGTCGCCCCATCAGCGCTGCGTGCTCCTGTTTTGTGAACAAAGAACCTTGCACCGTTAGATGCACTTAGAAAGCAAATGTCATCTAAAGTAAAATTAAACATCCTTTCAGTTAAAGCACTAGCATTAACGTTGCTGATGCCGGCAGGGAATATTTTTAAGTGATCTCTGACTGACTTGTTTAATCTACTGCTATTGAATGTTGTGTCAACACCGTAGTAAGAGTTCAATTGATCAACAGGATCACCCTCAGAAGCTGAAACTCTTAATCTTAAGTGAGGGAATTCAAACCTAGTGGTTCCATTGGTTACTTGTGCACCCTCAATAAAGCTTGTAATGTTTGTTGTACCGTAATTGTTAAAGTTACCAGAAACTAAAGTGTTTATGGCAACTGTCTCACCGTTTCCAGTGAAGTCTTGGAAATCTTTGAACACCAATGGTCCGCGAACACCAAAAGGTAGGAACCTAGCGTCAGTTTCACCAGCCTTTACTTCCTCTGGTAATTCAACATACACGTATGCCGATCTGTTATCGTAGTCACCATACTCACGGTATCTCTTATCTTCATCATCCCATTCAACAAACTTATCACCAATTTTTCTACCAATGAAATTTGGAGAATTTGGATTTAGATTGCAGTTGTTGAATTGCTCGACTATTTCTACACGATTATCAGTGTCATCAATTCTACGTAATAGGACGCTGAAAGATCCATATGGTTGATCAGCCGTGTCGTCAGGTGCTTGTCTGATATCAGAGATTGATACTTTTAAGTTTCTAGAAACATAGTCTCCACTATTTCTAGCTACAAGCTTAAAGAGGTTTTGCATGTTATCTGGAGAGTAGCTTCCAGTTGCCGATGGGCCGACTGCTAAATCTTGAGAGAAGAAGAAGCCAGTTTCAGCATCAGCATAATCTCTTCTAAAGTCTGAACCTAAATTTGTTCCATTATTAAGTGGCAGTATCACACCAATCTGATCGCTAGTTGTACATTTTTCTACAACTGCGCCCTCGTATGTCTCACCCAACCAGTATTTATTGTAGGAATTACTAGTTGTGTCGACAACAGAGGAGTTGGTTAATATTGGATTAGTGCTAAATGCCTTTCTAACGTAATTATCACTAGTATCGGTAAAGTCAAACTTTGTGTCTATCAACACGCCATTTGGCGTGCCGGCAGAAGAGCTAATTTGTACTTTAAACTGATGTTTTCCAAGGGAGTCAAAGTAAATTCCTGCTCCTACATCATCAGCACCGGTGTCAGATCTAGAACCGGATAGGCCAATAGTGGCTTTTTCATCAATATACCAGACAGCAGCTAGCGTTCCGGTTGTTGCCGAGTAACTAGCGCTCAGAGAGCCAGTTTGATTGTTGGCAATTTCTCCGGTATTTTCTATTGATAGGACTATTGCTGGAATTCCACTGCCTCCAAAGAATTGAGTCGGCACACCTTTATTAGCTGCAAAGGCACCGGCAGTTAAAGTGCTTGAGATGGCTTTATTGCCCGTCGTACCAGCCGTGTCTTGTGTTAATGTAACTTTTCCGCCACCCTCATCAACTGCGGTTATGTCAAATGCATTGGCGTTTATCAAAGCTGTTAGGCGAGCGGCTGTACCTGTCGCACCGCCACCTGCACCGGCAATGCCCGTTACGGCGACCGCGCCTCCAGTGACAACGCCATCACCGTTGTCATCAATTTCAAAAACAACAGTGGTGTTCGACGCGTCGGTGAGTGATAAGGTTGTTTCTTCGTTTGGCTTGTCGGTAAATGTAAAGCTGGCTGTTGCAGCTGTAGCTGATCCAAGCTCCGCAATACTCGGGCCTGCGTATAACTTTGGAAGCGTAGCGGTTTGCAATGGAGCCGCGGCAGTGTTGGCTGTTAATGAAAGAACACTAACCGCACCGATTGCGCCACCAAATCCAGTAGATGTGATAAGCGAACCTGAGTTGATTGCCTCGTGGATTTGCTCTGCGATCTCTACTACCGTAGTTTTACTAGCGTCAAAAGTTGTGGCGTTTGTAACAGTGCCAGACGTAATAATTCTTTCGGTGCCTAAATTATCAGTAAAACTTATAGTTTGACCAGGAGAGATGTCAAGAGAAGTGACTTCAAGAGTGGCTGTTAAATAAGTTCTTGTTGGAGCATCAGCTATAAAAAGGCCAAATGCGCCGCCATTATCGTCTGTAGTCGTTGAAGGGCTAGTTTGAGTTGTCTGCCACCCGGCTAAACCAGTTCCAGAAGCACTTGGATCTGCCTGACCGCCAAGACGAACAAATGTCACAGGGGAATTGTTTCTAAGCCATGCTTGCGCTGCATATCCAGCGTATGTAGGAGAAGTATAGTTTCCATTTCTCGCGACATCTGAGCCGGCTCCACCAGGAATTGGGTTTCCAAATGTTTTTACAAAATCAAAATAAGTGTCAACAGTGACAGGTTTTAAGATTGGTCCTTTTTCCGCTCTACCGATAATTGCTGGTCCAACATCACCGGGAGACTGTAACCTACCTGTGTTATCAATTTCACTCACGAAAATTCCAGGTGAAATAAACTTATACTTTTCAACAGACATTAGCGCTTCTCCTTTTATAAACTTTTAAAAGTTCTTTATTAATTAGTTGTTATTCTCTGTAAAATCCTTTATTATCGTTACGCTCTGGAATTTCGTCCAAAATTATATGCTCTCTAGGGATTTTTACCTCTACGGCATTTTCTCTTTTGATTATTCTTGGCCTATCTCCATTTGGACCCTCACCAATAATATAACCTAAAACTTTAAAATTAAATTTTGTATCATATATTCGCTCATCAACACCTAAATTAGATACGTTGTTGTTTAAAGCAAAATCAGACTGGACGAATGTTTCATAGCGATGTCCATCTTTTCTAATTAGAAAAGAGTTAATATGACCACCGAGCGTAGCAAATGGGCTTGTTAGTTCATTCATTTGTTGAATATACTGTGCCCTAACGGTTACTGTATAGTTTATTGTCAGATAAACAGGCATTGGCATGTTTAAGGTTTCATAAACTATTTTTTCTGTTTTTTTTCTTGGAAAGTAAGATTGGCCGCCTGATTTTGATTTTACACCACTAATATTCTTAATATTGTCAGCAGCGGCAAAATTACTTGTTTTGTCTTTAACAATTCTTCTTGAAATTGATATGCGGCCTCCACGAGCCGGGTCTGTAAAATTTACGGGGTTGCCGTAGTAAGCCCCTTTGAATGTTAGATCTTTTGCCACAGACGTTTTTTCAATTGTTATTAGGGGCAGTTTGATAGTACCATCATCATCTCTCAAGTCTTTATTGTTTTTAGAGAGAAAAGAACGCTCTGAACTTACCCATATCACTGGTACTTTTTCCCATCCATCATTTCTTGTAGAACTATTGTTCATCTTTTTGTTAATAAAATCAAAAAGAGCGAAGTCTATTGTTTCCAGTGTTGACGGTTGTATTTCATATACTTCACTTGCCATTGAACGTCCCCTGTCGTGCTTTAATACATTTTGCCTCTATTGTCATTTTATGTTGTATTTGTCCAAACATTTGTTTTGGCTCATTTAGTTCTACTATCTCATAAAAAGTTTCACCATATTTTACGAAATCGCCTTCTCTAACAAAAAGATTTTGATCTTCGGTTAATCTTCTTTTTTGAAAACGAATAACAATTGATGGTCTGCGATCTATCCCTAAGTTTGTTGTCTCAGTAACAAAGCCCTCCCACATTACGAGTGCATAAACCCTAATCGGAGGCAAATAAGTTTTTTCTATTGCCTCGCCATACATTGGATGAAAGTTAGTGTGTTCCATGCTGATAGGATAATAGAATATACCTTGACCGATAACTCTTTCAATAAGTTCATCGTTGACTTGTTTTACAAAGTCTCGCTCTTTTTCTCCCAAAAATAATGGTGGAGGTGGAGCATCTGGTTGTTTCCATTCATTATCAGCCATTCACCTACCCTACAAAAATCCGCATTGGGATCCTTTCTTGAACTTTATTCACAGCGTCAGATAACTCAGCGTCTCCCTGGGCAATCTTAGCATATGTTAATTCATCAAATATTGTTTTTAACTCTTCTCTTAATTTATCTTGTTCTGTTTGCCCTTGATTAATAAGGGCCGGCCCATCTAGAGTTACACTATCACCGGGAATCGGAATGGTGCTTATCTTAGATCGAATATTGCCAAGAGTTTCTTTTGATATGGCAAGAGCAAATCGTCTTATCCATTGTTTACCAATTGAATTAATAGATTGATATGGTGTGTTTTCAAAAGGCAATGTGTTCATGTTGTTGATGCCCTCAACACCATTATCGGTTGTATCGTCTTCTTTCCATGGCGTGTCGGTGTCAACGAAAAACTCCACATACATTGTTTTTGGACTAACATTTACAGTTTGAGGAAAAATCCTTAATTTATTGTTTTTTATCTCAAAACTGTAATGACTGTTTCTTGTATATATAGCGTCTTCAAAAGCCATGGCTTGGGCTTTATTTTGCCAAGTTGGTATTAATTGAAAAGTGCTGTCATCGGCATACTGTCCGTAGCTCGCCAAGTCTCCTACGGTATTTAACCCCCCATAATATCCAAAAAATCTCCACATAGCCTGTGGAGTTTTGTAATAAACTTTAGTTACGTTAATGCGTTTTTCTCCAACTATGGTGCTAAACTCTGTCTTAGAAGAAATAATTGATTGTAGATCATAATCTTGCTGACCATTTACAGTGTTGAACGAAGCTGAGTATATCTCAGTAACACCTCCTAATCCAGCTTCGGTGGAGTAACCATGCGCTACTCTTCTAGCATATTCGAACTTAAACTTAGGGAATTTTAGAGCCACATCCTCAAGATCGGTTGGATCTTGTAGTTGGCCCTCTTCATTAAAAGAGCCTGTTTTTGCACCCAAAAGATCGCCAATTGAGTTCTTTGCTTGGTGTATGTTAAGAAGATAAGAATATTCTAAAACCGACTCTTGATAAGCTGAGAATACTTGTTCTTTAGTCAGTTCAATATCAAGCACATCACCGCCTAGCTTATGAAAAGTATAAGCAACTTGGTCTGCGGCTCCAGTTAAGAAAAAGTGATCATCAGTGTACACGCTAAAGGGAAAAGACCCTATAGCATCGCTTGCCTCTTCAAAAGTGCTGCCACTGGGCAGAATAACTTTGCTAGTTTGTGATACTGGTATTAGCGTAGGTTCAGACATTTACGGATCTCCTCCCTATAAATAGTAGGAGAAGGTCTAAATAGCTTTGTCTGTTGTTGGTTTAGTTTTTTTGACTCTTTTTGTTGTTTTGTTTTTAGCTTTAACCTTGGGTGTTGCTTTTCTAGTGACCGTTTTTTTAACCTTTGGTATTGTTTTACTTTGTGTTTCGACAATAGGTTCTGGTTTAAATTGAACTTTTGTTTCTTCAACTTTAATCGGCTTTTCTACTTTTTTAACTTCTATAATTGGTTTATTAACTATCTCTACAACTTCGTTTTCGCTGGGTTGTGTTTGACTGTTAATTCGCTTTAATACCGGATGGTTAGAGTGTTTAGCGGTGAATTTATTAGATTTGTTAATTAGTCTTCTCTTTTTTCCCATAATAAAACTCCTGTTTTATATAATTAGTTGTTTTTATATAAAAAAACCCCCTCTTCGGAGGGGGTCCAAATATAAATTCTATATTTTATTAGTCTTAAGAGCCGAGTCCAACAGGATACCAATTATCACCTGTAGCGGTGGCAACTAAAACGCATCCGACGCCTTCTCCAAGTGTAACCAAGTTGGCATCATCTGCGACGTTTCTTATAACAGCGTCTTGGCTGGTGTCAACGTTAACAACAAAACAAATTTGTCCAATAGCTGTGGCATTGAACATTTTCACTTTATGAGCATCATTGCCACTGTCTACCGGACATATAAGCGCCTCTGACAGCGCGGCGGATGTACCAGCCGCTGTAACTGTTGCGGCTACTTGTCCGGTCAATTTTGCGGCGTCCGTAATGGTCTGCCCAGCCAACGTGGAATCAGCTAAATTTAACTCTCTTTTTAAGCTCTCTATTAATGCTTGCGTTCTCGCAAGACCTATTCTTTTTGAACCCATTATTTAAAACCCTCCCTTGGCCTTCGGCCATTTATAATCATGTCAGAAACATGGGTATAGTAAATAGTAAAGCACTAAAACAAAAAACCCCGTGCCTCAAAAGAAACACGGGGTCGGATTTGTTTAAACTAAATTAAATTAGTTTTATGCGGAGGTTGCGCCGCTCTCACCTAAGAGTCCGCGACAAATGACTAGACCGTACATATCTGGTCGAACCATCTTCTTCGCATAGCGAGTCATAACACCCTTACGTGGTACGAAGTCTTCCACACCAAAGATGGTAGGAGTGACTTGTAGTGGCACGTATGGAGCGTATACATAACCGCTCTCTAGGAAAGAACCACCCTTACGTCCAACGAGAATAAGGTTACGTGGGAAGTAAGGATCAACGTATACGTCATAACGCTTGCTTAGGGTACCAACTTGCGTAGTACCAGCAGTACCAGTGGTATCGTCATGGGTTACATTTGCGCGGAAACCGGCTGTGAACTCAAGAATGTTAGCAACCTCTGGGGAAGTAACAAGGAAGTTCGCGCCGCCACGTAGCGTCTTGCGGTGAATCTGAGCAGACACATCGTTAATGGTCTCACCAAGTGTCTCATACCACTCAGAAACAGTACCGGTAAAGTCTGGAGCAGCCGAAGATGCACCAATCTCAGCACCAGTTTTTCTATCGACAAAAAGACCTGGGCTTCGTGACCAGTAGTAAGTGGCCGCTTTAGCACCTTTAACGAGATCTTCAACAATCTCACGGTCAATCTCTAGAGCAATCTGCTCAGAGAGAATTGAAGTAAGCTCGACCTCTGCGTCAAGGTTGTGGTAAGCGTTTAGGTCTTGACCCAACTCTGGTGTCCACTTAGCCTTGAGCTTCTTGGTGAGTGCCGTTACAGACACACTATCGACCTTAAGATTAATTTCTGGAATGTTTCCAGTAGCCTCAAGACCAAACTTCTCTGCACCTACGACAGCACCTAGAGTGTCAGCTGCTTCGAAATTGTCTTTAATTGGATAATGGATAGTTGAACCATTTATTGCTCCAGAAAGATCACCGATCAAATCGGTTTGTGCATCAACACTATCCGATGAACCGGAACTGACAAACACAAATCGAACCACTGTCTCACTAGTTTCGGTTCCATCTGAACTTTTACTTAGATGAGTGAGGCGTCTAACCAAGAAACCTCTTTGGTCGATGTTACTTGCACATGCGGCCAAGTTGTCAAAGTCAAATTTATTGCCGGTGACGTCCAAGGAGCCCATGTTTTTCTCAGCAACAACAAAACCTGAACCAGAGACCAAATCCGGATCAAATCGAAGGAATTGGCTTGCGGCTTGCTCTGCAGTCAATGGAGCATAACCATTAGAGGTCGCAGCTTCAGCTGAAACTTTACCGCCCTCAGTAACACTGCCGGAAGCGACAACGATAAGGTCGCCCTCTGATCCTGTTGGCGAAGAGTAACCATTTGTCAATCCATAGAACTGACCAGCAATAGTTCCAGCCTCTCCACTTAGATTTACACCACCAGTGATCTGAGAACCAACTGCATCGCCACCATATAATGACTGTGCTGGTTCACCACCGAAGCCTAAGCGCTCATCGGTCGACTCATCGGTTCCACCGAACGTGAAATCTAGGAAGAAGATAAGACCAGATGGGAGCGACATTGGCTGAACGCTAACAAGGTCATTTGCAATAAGGCCACCGAATACACGACGGACAATTGGGAATGCAACAGCAGCGAAACCTTCTACATCACCACCTCTCATGGATGAAGCAGCCTCTTTAAGAAGTTGCTTTGCTTGATTTTCTAAAAGACGGGCCATGTTGTTCTTTTCAACATCAGTTTGAAGGCCCTCAAGAAGACCGGTCTGCTCCCACTTATTGAGGAGTGCCGAACCTTCCTTACGCATGTCGCGACTAACGACACCTTCTGTAAGTTTTTGTAAAATAGACATTTATTTAATCTCCTTTGGGTCTTTTTAGACTTTAAGCCCACTGCACTTTGAAGAGTTTCAAAAATTATTTTTGCTTCTTCAACTGTAGTTGCATTTGTGATAGCTTCGACAATTTTATCTTTTTGTCGCTCATTCAAGGAGATGCTATTTAAAATGCGATTTTGGTAGAGCAGTTTAGCGTTAGACAAATTGCTCTCGTCTAACTTTTGCTTTAATTGCTCGATGACTGTGCCATATTTATTAAGTTTGTTTTCTAACAACTGGACTTTGTTGTTCATTTTCTTTTGCTCTCTTAGGAGAGTTTTGTTCTCTTTTTGGAGGAGTCTGGACTCGTTTTGAGTTTTCTTATCGATGATAGCAGCTTGTAGCGCATCAGGAAGATTCTTCTTTTGCTTGCCTTGAAGAGCCTCGTGGTCATCATACCGACTAGTCATCTCTTCTTCGATCTCCTCTTCCTCTTCAACAATCTCAATCTCTTCTAGAGTCTCTTCCTCTTTTTTTAAGTCGGGTCCCAACTTGCCTTTTTTACTCTCTTTGTCGTGCTCTTCTTCTGCGAGAAGTTCAGCGATAACATCGGCTAGGTCTGACTCGTCAAGGTCGATTTCTTCATCAAGGTCTTCCTCTTCTAAAAGGTCGTCGATGTCCTCATCGAGTTCTACTTCTTCATCAAGATCCTCTGCTAAATCTTCAAGAACCTCTGTACGATCTAACATTTCTTCTTCGTCTAGTTCGCCTTCTTCGATCTCTTGTGCCATTAGCTCTTCTAGTTTGTCAAGGTTGATTTCTACAATGTCGTCGTCTTCTGCTAGTTGCGCTGAAGGTAGATCCTCTACAATTTTTGTGCCGTCTTCGTCAATAACCGCTGCAGCCTCAGTCTCTTCTTCCATTGGCTCTTCTTGCTCTAAAATAGCGTTAACAGCCTCTTTAATCTCGGACTGGTACTTTTCGATAACAGCTTCTTCGGCTGTTCTTTGAGCAGTTTCTTTTAGTTGCTCGGCATCAATAATAGCTTGTTCTAACATTGAGGACATACAAATCTC